AAAGGCACAGCCGCTTACCCGGCAAATGACCTTAACAAGTCCGTCCGTGTGGAAATGGTTCTTGATTTTCCCAAGATCATTGCTGCGCGTTCTGCTGCTAGTGCAACCGCTCTTGCTGCATCTGACGTTCTGGAAGTAATTCCTGTACCTGCTGGCACTATTGTGTCTAACGTAGGTATGGAAGTTACGACTGCTGCTGGTGTAACTAGCACCATTGCAATCGGTGACGGTTCTGCCGCTACTGGTTATTTGGCTGCTACTACCGCTAACTCTACCGGTTTCTCAGGTGGTGTTCCAGTCCTGTCGGCTGGTGCTTTTGCTCCCACTTTGAGTGGTGGCAAACTGTACTCTGCTGCTGATACTATCGACATCACGATTGGTACTGCTGTACCAGCCGCTGCTGTTGTGCGTCTCTTTGCAACTTTCACAGACGTTAACGCCTAAACAGCGATGGATGGGGGCTTCGGCCCCCTCCTTTTAAGGAGGTTTTATTATGGCCCGTGACGTTACTTCGATACATACAAATATCGATGCTGTACTCTATACCGGACAAATTCGGATGCTGGGTTTCTTATATACCTCTAGCGGAGGAAATTTAGACCACATTAAACTTTACGATGGTCTTACTGCAACAGGCCCTGTCAAGTTAGAACTTGATACTACGAAACAAGGGGTTGTAGCCTTTGGTATCCCCGAAGGTGGAATGATATTCTCCACTGGTATCTATTGTGATATTGGTGGGGCTACTTCGGTAACCATTTTAGTTCGGGACTAATATGGCTAAAGTCATCAAAAAATCTGAGATGGCATGTAATTCCCCGAAAAAGACACCGGGGCATGCTACTAAGTCTCATGTAGTTAAGGCCTGTGCTGGCGGCAAAGAGAAGATTATTCGCTTTGGTCAGCAGGGTGTAAGCGGCGCTGGGTCTAGCCCAAGCACGCCAAGTGAGAAGGCGCGGCAAAAAAGTTTCAAAGCCCGCCATGCAAAGAACATAGCCAAAGGCAAAATGTCTGCGGCTTATTGGGCGGATAAAGTGAAATGGTAGCCAAGGCCAAACCAAAATCCAAAGTAAACGCAGCGGGCAACTATACAAAGCCTGAGTTGCGTAAGCGGATTGTGTCGCAGGTTAAGGCTGCGGCAGTTCAGGGTACGGCTGCTGGTCAATGGTCAGCCCGTAAAGCGCAGTTAGTGGCTAAGAAATACAAAGCCGCTGGCGGGGGGTACAAAGATTGAAAGCCCCGCAGAAGTCCCTAAAAGACTGGACAGATCAGAAATGGCGTACCAAAAGCGGTAAGCCATCTAGCAAGACTGGTGAGCGATACTTACCAGAGGCAGCAATAAAGGCGTTGACCCCAGCAGAGTACGCTGCTACAACAAAAGCAAAGCGTTCTGGCAAATCAAAAGGTCAACAGTTTGTAAAACAGCCCGCTAAAATAGCGGCTAAGACGGCTCGATTTAGATAGGAGAATTAAATGGCACGATACCTACGCAATAAACGTGATGGTTTTATTTATGACTATACGGAACTATTGGCTGAAAACCCTCTTTGTGAGGAAGTCACTGAGGAAGAAGCATTTCCTGAGAAGTTTGTTCCTAAGAAACAAAAAGGTCGTAAGTCTGGTTTGGCTTTAGAAACCCCGGCTGACGAGATTCCTGAGGCCCCCGTTGTTGAGAATGAAGAACTCAATGCAGATGCATCTAAGGGATTACCCGAATGATACTCAATGATGTAATCACTGAGGTTCGACGGATCCTCCAAGACATCAACTCACCGCAGCGTTATAGCAATGCGGTGTTGTTGGGCTTTGCCAATCAGGCATTGAAGCGGATTGCTGTCTTGCGTCCCGACCTCTTTGCTTACATAGGGGAAATCCCTACTACGGCAGGGCAAGTTCTTCAATCAGCCCCCTCTGATTCCATCCGTATTATGGAGATTTTCCAAGTTAAAGATGGCTCAGGGATTACGGAAACTAATCGTGAGGCGCTAGATCAAACTTATCCTACATGGATGAATGATGCGGCTGCTGCCACAGTTAACTGGATGCGGCACACCCGTAACGCCAATCGGTTCTTTATCTACCCAAAAGCCCCAGCGGCACAGGTTCTTATTGGGGAATACGCGCAGACACCTCCGGTGTACGACGGTACAACAACGGTCGCTTTGTTGTCAGATGCTTACTTCCCCGTTGTAATTGATGCGACAGTTTTTATCGCTGAGTCCGTGGATAATGAGCATGTCAACTCCAATCGGGCGCAGTTGTTCCAACAGTCCTTTACTCAGGCTCTTGGCGTTAGCGCTCAGGGTCGTGTCATTACTGACACTGAGGAAGGCGGACTTGCTAACGATCAGGTGATTTAATGGCTACGCGTACATTCCTCTCCCTTGTTAATCGGATAGCCCCAAGTGTGCCGGGCTGCCCGCAGCCAATCATCCAGCAATATGTTCGTGATGCTGCAATTGAGGCATGCGAGCGCACACTAGCGTGGCGCTACGAACAGCCGTTGATCCGACTGACACCCGGTGTGTATGAGTACCCCTACACAAATCCATTGCAGACTGAAGTCCATGCGTTCCTGACATCAAGTGTCAATAACGAGAAAGTGGATCCTGTGACTCTTGAGCAGTTGTACGCTGCCTACCCCGACTGGCCTAGCAACGACCCAGAAAAACGGGCTACTCCCCGTTTTATTTGCCAGTTAGACCCAGATAACTTTGTTCTTGCCCCACTACCTGACGCAACGGTGAACTATGATCTGAAGATGATCGTGGCTCTAAAGCCTTTGCGGACATCTACTGGCATGGATCAGAATGTGTTTGACGATCTTGAGAACGTGATTATGCATGGTGCGCTGCAACACTTATTGGTACTACCAGATAAGAACTGGTCAGACCGTGAGTTGGCTTCGTATCACTCTAGGCAATACCTTTACAAGACCACAGAGCGTAGAGCAAGGGCAAATATAGGTGCAGCCCGTGCGTCGATGTCTGTACAAATGAACCCATTAGCGTGAGGAAATTATGGCCGTTGATGTTATCCGATTAGTAAAAGGCGATGAAAAGCCAGTTATCGTCCTCACTTTGACGGATGACATTACCGGCACGCCGATTGACTTGTCGTTGGGGACAACGACTGTATCTGTTAAGTTCCGTGCTGCTGGTACGACCACGCTTCTATCTACAATAAGTTGTACAAAGTTAAGTGGCGGTACTACCGGTCAAGTCCAGTTTGACTTTCAAGGCAACGTATTAAATGTAGACCCCGGCATGTATGAGGGTGAGATTGTGGTTGACTACAATGGTCAGTTGCAGACGGTGTTTGATACCCTGCGCTTTACAGTTAGGGCGAACTTCTAATGGCAAACATTCGAGTCGCTTACGCGTTATCGTCAGTACTATTAGCCACCCCAGCGGCGGCTACGGTATCTGCTGGCGTAAGCACATACTCGACCACAGTTTCAGCCCAGCCTAACCAAGTTATTGCAGTCTCGGCGTTTGTTGTGCCAATGGAGTACTTGGAAGAACAGACTGTAACGATGTCTGATTTCCGAGTCTTTGACATTAACAAAGTCCTTATCGATGTAGTCACCATAACGGATACCAACAATGTGTCGTTTGATATTACGGCGACTGCTGTTGATTCGGTAGCCATTGTAGAAAACAGTATCAAGATATTTAGTGGTACGGTAGACTTTGACCCATCTGACCCAGATGTTGACCCAGACCCAATCAACATAGCCGATGCGGATGTAAAGGGCATAGGGAAAAACTTAACAGAAACGCTTACTGCATCCGATGTAGATGTCAAAGATATTGGGCAAGCCTCGTCAGACGCAGTTACCGCATCTGAAACAATCAACACCAAAGATGTTGGTAAGAGTTTGGCTGACACGACGGCCGCGGCAGATACGATTAACCAATTTAACACAGGTAAAGTTGTTGCTGATAGTGTGTCGGCTACGGAAGCAGCAGCGCTTGACGTAACAAAAGGTAATATTGCCGAGACTGTTACCGCAACAGATACTTCCTTCCGCTCACCTGAACTGGTTAAGACAGAGACAGTTACAGCCTCCGACGCATTTGGGCCATTCAATATAGGTAAAAACCCTAGTGATTCGGCAACGATTGCAGATGCAATCAATACTATCTCGGTCGATAAAGTCCTAACCGATTCAGTCACGATGACTGAGTTCGTGGCTAAGACTCCCGGCTATGCGTTTGACTATGACGTTACTGACGCTGACGCTGACCCAGACCCCGTTTCGATGGTGGATGCACAGGCGTTCAGCCTAGATACTACCCGTAGTGACTCGGTGTCTGCTACGGATGCGGCTGCTAAGAGTGTTACTAAACCAGACCTAGCAGATTCTGTGACTGGTTCTGATGCTGTTGTGGCTTCAGTGAGTAAGGTATTGACTGACTCGGCCACGGCTTCTGAGGCTGCGGCGCTAAGCCCCGCCAAGGTTCTGACTGATTCTATATCTACTCCAACCGATGCCATCAACACATTTACAGTTGGCAAAGGGCTGACTGATACAGCGACAGCAACGGATGTTCTGAACCTGTTTGCGATTTCTAAAGTTCTAACTGATTCAGTCACAATGGCTGAATCAATCTCTACTACGCTTGTCCTTGGTCAGACCACGCCAATTTGCCCAGACTATGTGTCGATGGCAGATGGCAATGGATTTGTATTCCATCGATTTAGAACTATTGTAGAGGACTATACGGAGGTGTTAGGTAACGGCATGTTCAATGCCGAGTACATCCAAGGTTCTTCTGATAGTGTTGCTTACGAGAATTACACCGGCCTCATCGGTGGCCCCGGACTACTACTCACTGCCCCGTTAGTTGGCGGTGAATTTATCACTTACGCTGATACCAGCGGCGCTGGATTAGTTGTAAACTTCCACTATACTGATGCGAGTGATCGCACTGTTGGTGGTTACTACTTTAACCAAACCCCGATCCTATAAGGAGAGAAAGATGTTTAACGATATTGTTAAGATGAAAGGTGAACTACGGATCACCGTGACCAACCCGGAGGGCAATGTCAAACATGAAGTTGTTGTCCCCAACCTCGTAGTGACCGCCGGTAAAAACTTTATTGCTTCCCGCATGGAAGGTACTTCGTCTAATGTCATGTCACACATGGCTATTGGTACAGGTACAACCGCTGCGGCAGTTGGCGATACTGCTCTTGAAACTCAAGCCGGGCGTGTTGCTTTGACTTCAACTACTGTTACTACCAACAGCGTAGCGTATGTGGCTACATTCCCTGCCGGTACTGGTACTGGCGCAATTACTGAGGCAGGTATTTTTAATGCTTCGTCTGGCGGCACAATGCTTTGCCGTACGGTGTTCTCTGTGATTAACAAAGGCGCAGCCGATACGCTTGGTATCACTTGGACAGTTACTGTGAACTAATTGGAGTAATGGGATATGGGCATCAAATTCGCAAATAGCGCGTATGCGACACTAGCCTCTGGTATTAACAGTTCGGCTACTAGCATTACGCTGACTACCGGACAGGGTGCGCGTTTCCCAACTCTGTCAGGCGGGGATTTTTTCTACGCCACACTGATTGATACCTCCAACAATTTGGAAATCATAAAGTGTACGGCTCGTTCAACGGATGTACTTACAGTTGTTCGTGGGCAAGAGTCTACTACGGCTCGCGCTTACAGTACTGGTGACCGCATTGAGTTGCGAGTCACTGCGGCTGGATTTAGTGAGATGTTGCAGACCAGTAATAACTTGTCTGAACTGACGGCCACGGCTTCGACTGCAAGATCTAACATTGCCGCCGCTGGAACTGGGGTGGCCCAAACTTTTACGGCTTCTCAGCGTGGAACGGTAACAATTGATAACGATGGTTCGTTCGATATGAACGTGACCAACAATTTCAAATGTACCCCCACAGGTAACTTTACGCTGACCTTTACTAACATCACTGCTGGACAGTCTGGATTTATCTTGCTAGTCAATACTGGCGGATACACAGTCTCTGCCCATGCCAATACTAAAGTACAGACCGGCGCACTAGCAGCAATTACTGCGGCTGGTACTTATTTGCTGTCGTATTGGTCAGATGGTACGAATGTGTATGTGACGCACTCAGGAGCAATGGCGTAATGTCAATTCTGCAAACCGGCCTTGTACCTTCTACGGGTGGCTATCAGATAGAGCGCAGTCTGCGGTTTAACTCTGCGGATACGCCGTATTTAAACCGTACTCCTGCGTCTGCCTCAAACCGCAGGACTTGGACATGGAGCGGGTGGGTTAAGCGTAGTACGTTAGGTACAAACAATATGTTGTTTATGGGCCGTAGCAACGGCACAAACTACGATCAAATTCGTTGGAATTCTGACAACACAATTTATTTTTTTGGTCAAAACGCTGGTGCAGATTCTTACCGTAGAAATACAACTCCCGTTTATCGGGATGTTTCTTCTTGGTATCACATTGTTGGTGTACTTGATACAACTCAGGCAACAGCCGCCAATAGAGTAAAACTGTATATCAATGGTGTTCAGGTAACAGCATTTTCGTCATCTAGTGACCCAACACTAAATTTTGATTCTTATGTAAATACTACTAGTGTGCATTTAGTTGGCGGTAATAACCTTGATGGAATGTATTCAGATCAGTATATGACCGAGATCAACTTCATCGACGGTCAAGCCC